GATCTTTCAACAGAGGCGTTGTGACTCTAGCCTCATATTGAGTAACCTGATCTAACACCTCTCTAGGCTCAAGGTAGACGTTACTTTCAGGCTCAAGAGTTCCGTAACCACCAGCACGGGCTACTTGCCTTTCAGCAGGTCTCGAATAAATACGTGCCTGTTTGCCCGGATTGTTGGGAACGGCTTCTAATTTGACGCCTGGGGCTGGTTGCTGTGGGGTATTTACCTGACCTTGTTTATACTCAGATTGAGTAATAGCATTTTTGAGCAGAAAATCGTTTTGCTTTACAAATTCCTGGAAGCTCATTGAACTATCGCTACGAACCCACAGGTTGTACCGTCTCTGTAACTCAAGCTGTCTATTTTCTACAGCCTGATTTACTCGATCCCGCAAGGTTGCATCAGCTTGAAACTCGCTTTGCTTAATTGTAGGAACCAAAGAGGCAATAGATTCTTTGAGCTGTTTAAATGTTGCAGCCGTATTAGGATCCGTTGACTCTCGTTTGTCATACCTATCAGCAATCCGCTGCAACTCCTCATAAGCATCAGTACCCATTTGGGTCCTGTTATTGTCAGCATATTGCCTAACTTCTTCTGCAGTACGTGGCATTTCACTAAGCCACCTTTCGGTAGTTTGTTTAGCAGCTCTGGTGTTTACTACAGAAGTATTATTTAGGGTGTTGCCAAGTTTTACTTGGTCTGCAGCAGTCAAGCCAGCGTTACTTCCTTGTTGTTGAATTTGCTCTAAAATTTGAGACCGAGTAGCTATATCAGTTACATCATCGAGTTGCTGTGTTTGTAGTTGTAATTCTGCAAGAGCCTCAGCCGAATTACGATTCCTTTCTTCTCTAGCTCGATCTTCTTCTCCCTTCAGGAACGTAGGATATGCCTCAAAAGCCTCATTACCAAACTGTTGCAGAAATGGATTGTTATCTACAGTATTGATAAAAGACTGCACTGGCAGTAGATTGCCACCTAGCTTTGCATCTGCAACTAAGGCATCAAAAGCCTTCTTAAAATTAGCGGTAGCGTTAATAGGGTCCGCTGCTACAAGAGTATATAGCTGATTTGTAAGATCCTTAGAGAAAACATTTTCATCAAAGAAAGCATTCTGTTGATAAGGAAACCCTGCTGTACGAATTTGTGCAACTGATGTTTCTACTTGTACTCTCTTAACGTATGTTGCATTTTTTGTATTAAACTCACTTGCCACCTCGGCTTGGGCAGAGAGTGCCGTGCGAGCAAAATACTTGTTTAAAATTTGCGGTGGAATGCTCGCTAGATTATTTTGATCAATAAACTCTTCAGTTACCTTTCTAAGATGCGATTGATGCAGAATGTACGCATCAGGCTTACCAAAAGGAACTGTTTGTTCAAAAGCTTGCTGTTTTTGCTTGAGGAATGCAGAAAAACTACCTGCAGCTTTTAAAGCAATACCCTCAGCATAACCATAGGCATAGAAACCATTATTAGACCGAAGCTCAGTTGCATCGTTAATGCGTCCTTCGCGTTCATCGGTATTGGCTGCATCAGACAGAGCAAGATTGGCCTCGACACGAGCATCCTGTGCTTGATCAACTTCAGAGGTGTCTGTGTTTAGACCAGAGAGCAACCCGTCAAGCATTGCCCCAGCCATAATTTGGCGGTTAGCCTGATTTACTGCTTCGGCACGTTGCTCGACTAGCGTGCCACTAAATTTTAGGAACGATTCACCCAGATTGGTGATAGCACTGTCGCGAGCAATATTCTGTTGCTGTTTGATTTGATCAGCAGTGATTTGCTGAGCATTCCTAAGATTGTTAATCTGGTTATCAAAGTCAGCCAGCATCTTCTCATCAGCAAGGCCTTGCCTTTGCCGAAGTTCTCTGGCTTTAAGAGACAGTTCTCTATTGGTACTAAGCTGCGTCTGAACTAGACGCTGATTGTTTATATCAATCTCAGAAACAGTCTGCTGGTTTAGAGCCGAGAAGTTCTGGTTTAGACCAATGACTGTTTGTAGGTTTTGATTCTGAATGTTCTGTTGACGTGCCAGCTCAGCAGTTTGTTTACTTCTGTCAGGCGCTTTACGATCAGAGATGCCTTCAGATTGACTAACTCTCTGTTGTATGGAACGAAATGGTGTTTGGCTCATCCTTTTCCTGCGAGTTCTTCAGGGGTCTTAATCAGAGCCTTAGCCCCGAGATACGATTGATAACCACCAATGGCTGCTCCACCAATACCAGCAACCAAACCAATAGGACTAGGACCAGGAATAGCAGTAGGAATTGCGCCATAAACGGGACCGCTAGTAGGCCCAGGATCCATTGAGAACTTCGCGAATACTGGGTCTGCAGGCGCGTCTCCAAAGACAGGAGGAGCAATATTTGGAAGGTCAAGAGGTTGCATAGGCCTCGGCATAATTGATGCAATAGCTTCAGCATCTTTTTGTGCTTTAGTAAGTAAAGCGTTTGTGCTTTCTGTGCGGAAATCTGCAAGTGATGATTCCCGGTTACGTTGCAACATCCTCATGTCGCGGCCAAAACTGCCAATAACTTCATTAGAAGCCAAGCCAATTGATTGACCTGTGCGACCTTGGGCAAGAACAGAGCCTTGTGATTTGATACTGGATGCAAGCAACCTTTCTGCTTCAAAGGCTCTCATAGCCTCTGCATCGTTCTGACGACGTTGATTAGACTCAAGCTTTGCAGCAAGACCTTCTTGATTTAATTCAAGTTGGGTGTCAGCACGATCTTGAGAAAGAATTGCCTGGTTAAGAGTTTGTTGGAACTGTAGCTGGTTATTTAGATTGGTATAATCTCTCTGTTGCTGAGCAGTAAGAAATTCAGTCTGCAGACGTAGGTTCGCCTGCATTGTTTGCTGGTTGGTATTGACCCAAGAGTTAAGTGTCTGCTGGTTCTGTAACTCAACTTGGTTGTTATAGTTCTGCAGCTCGAACAAGGCTGACTGTTGTTGCTGCATAGCAGCTTGTTCAGCCGCTCTGGATTGAGCTTGATACTGGGCAAAAGCCTGATCGTTAGCTGCTTGGGTTTGAGCCTGTTGCTGTGAGAATTGAGCAACAGTACCAATCGCTCCGACAACAGCAGTACCAATACCTAGCGTTATGGGATCACACATAATTTTGCAAATTCAACATAAGTACGACGTTCTGGACCTACGGGCACATAGCACAGACGTTTGAAACCAAGCATTTTCAAGAGCTTTCGGTGCATCTTGTTTCTTGGGTCCATCGTGTTGTGCAGCATTTGATAATCCTGCCTGTCTAGCCACTTCTTTGCTTCTTTAAAAAAGAGCAGTGGTATTGTCTCCACAGCTTCTGTGGTGAGCATCCATACACGTCCTATCCCATCGCCTTCATCTACTACTCCTGCAAAACCAGCAAGCTCGTTTTTAGGGGTATAAAAGGCAATAGGATCTTCTGTTACAGCAACACTCATAGGCAAGGCATAAAAAGGAGGGAGCCCTTGTCCCTCCAGTTCTCTTTTGTCCTGCCATCGGAGAAGGTCTGAGCTTTGCCAGGCCAACTCCATAGAGCAGGGTTTGATATATTTAGATTGATTGGATTCCTCTGTTGGCATAAAGACCGAACCAGGTAGCAGCGATAAAAGATAAGGGGAATGGTGTGTTGCTAGATAGAGTTACGTCGGCATCTGTCCCTTTTCCATAGACAGGGATCGTGTTATCGATAATTTCAGGCAGAGGCACCGTGTTAGCGATGTACTCGTTAGCAATTGTTTGTGGGAAAGAATACGTTTTAGTTGTACGACCTTTTAGAGCCACTGAAGCGTTAAACGGTCCAGAGTCAGTGCTCTGCACCACGACACGTTGTACTCTAGGAATGTTGACGACATCAGACTCAACGCCACCACCAGGCTGTAGTGCTCTTCTATAAAAACGAGGGATACCCACAGTCATCTCGTATTGATAGCCGAGAGTAATTTGGTCAGCAGACAAGCGGTTACCAGGTATTTCGACATAATCCTGAGTGCCGTTACTGACGTGGTTGGGGTTGATATACAGCACACCTCTTTCCTCTGCTGTGTCATCGACAACGACAAGGGGCACTAACGTAGAGTCATACGTTTCGTCTTCAAAGAAAACTCTAGTTGTATCACTTACGTTGTCGTATGCAGTCTGCATAGTATTTGTAAACAAGTCCATCCGGTATTCATACGAAATACCGTTTTCATTGATAGCAGTGCCTTCTACATCGACAAGAATCGTGCAGGTAGACAGGCAAACACCATTCTCCTGTTCAGTTACAAAGTAATACTTGTCGTGGTCTGTGGCTTGCAGAAGGCAATCGCCAGGCAACAGCCAACGAATCCAAGACGCTAAGACTCTTTCGTTGCCGTTATTAAAGTATTTGAAAATATAGAGTTCATTAGGATCATCGTTACCCAGCAACGTAAGGACAGAAGCTGAGGCATTGCTGACCATAGACCTTAAATCACCAGGAACATAGTTGGGTGCTGTTCTGGAAAGATCTGCCTTCTGTGGTCTGTTTTCAGCAGAAGTGACAAGCATCTCAGTGACAGTAGAGAAACCTTGATTGGCATCTGCATAAATGATTGAAGTCCCTGTGTCTACTGGCGACACGTCAGGGTTGATGGTGAGAGTGCTAAATGCTTTTAGCTGAGCACTGCTAGGTCCAAAGGTATCGCCCTCTGCCGTCAACATGAACTGAGCGTGTTCAGAAAAGATCAGCAGACCTAACTGGTCACCGATAGCAAACCGCAAGCTCACAGGTCGTAGAGAGCCTGATGCCAGGTCTACAGCATCAGCATCTGATGTGGTTAGTGCTGAAACACGAAAAAGATTGAAAAAACTACTGGGTTGAGAGCAGATCACATTAGACCCAGCCAGCAGAATTAGACGATTACGAAAGAAGCTAAGACCAGTAATTCTGTTGTTAAGCAGAGTCGGCATAGGATTGGACTCATCATCCCCCACACGCCGTTCGACCCAGTACAGGTCATCCCCGTCTCTGTCAGCCTCATTGAGCGAACGAAACGTAAACGTGCCGTTGCTTTCACGAATGATGGCGTGGGGCATTGTATCTGGGTCCAGGGTTGTTTCGATTCCTGGAGCTACAGTTTCAACCCAACTACCAACGCCTTCAGTCGCAGTGCCGTTGACTTCAAATTTGACGTAATACTCATCTCCATCCAGATTTTCTAGGTTCTGGATTTTGAGAACCATACCGTCTACACAAGAACCAGGCAGGTCTGCAACGTCCCTTACTGATGATTTAAAAGCTTCTACAGAGACGGAGCTAAGGCCACCTCTTGCTTCAATAGTGAAGTCAGCGTTATCTGTTCTAGTAATATGAATAACATTACTAGCAATGGTTTGTGTATATGCTGAAGGCAATGCAGCAGAAATACCGTCAATGACTGAGGTGATTGATACGTTACCCGTAGAAGGAGATGTATAAGAATATTCAGTACCGTCTAGGACAATCGTATATTCAGAGTCATAAGCAGCCACTCGCAAAACAATGATTGCTTCTGGGTCTCTGTCAGGACTTGTGTCTGCCAAGGCAGAAACGGTCTGACTTCTATTTAGGACAAAGTTATAGTCATTAATCTGAAGCATCTCGAAGTCTGCTTCTGAGACACCATTTACATAAGCAGTCGCTGCAGCGTCTACGGCATTCACAGTAAGCACTGTGCCATTGGTTGCATTCCACATACGGAGTGTGCCTCCGGGGGAAAACTGACCAATATATTTTTCTTGTGAATCACGAAAGATAGAGAACCATCTGCCGTCAGCAGTAGCTCCATCGAGGCTAGATACAAGCTTTGTCCCAGGGCGCTTGAGCAGCCCATAGGTTGGATCAGGCAGGCAGTTGTCAGCTTGTGTGACCTGTCCAGGTAGTTTTAGAGAATCAGGTTGCTGTGAAACGCCACCCAACAAATTTGGGATGCGTTGGGAAACGGATACAGGCATTGTTTATCGCAGAAGAGATCTATAGGGCTGATATGAGATGTAGCTGTTTGTTCCGTCATGAAGACCAAACACGTTTGCCTTCGCGGTTTGCGTGTCGTATTCAATGCAGATAGTGCGAGTAGCAGCCTCATCTTGTGCAATGAGCTGTACTTGCTCTTCTGATGTCACAAGGCGACTGGCATAGATGCGTGAAGCTCTGGCTGTGATGTACTCCTTAATAGGTTGCGGACAATCCTCGAAAGGAAAGTACCAAACGACATCAGCGCAAATGGTTTCTGTGAATTTATAGGTATGCTCTTTTTTATTATAGAATTTGCTGTTCCTTTCAACAATCAAGTCACGGTCAGCACCGTGCTTGTAAAAGGACAAGGTGAAGCTAATAAGATTATCAGGAACACCAATCTCCCCATTCTGTTGTCGAGGAAATGGGTATTCGAGTTCAGTGTTGAAGTTCCACCCCTCTGCTAATACGTTGCGCGTCGTCTCTTCCAAGATGGACTGTGCGGTGAAAACTTCAGGGTTATCGGTGTCGAGGTTTACGACAGCCGCACCGCCGATGCAAGAGAGCATCTGGTTTACGGCATCTAGGACGGTTGTACGTGCAGACATTTAGGTTTCATATTTGCAAAGGTTGGTCGTCTCGGTCTGGAGACTAAAAAGGGGGCCAAAAGACCCCCATAAAATCAAGTGTTGCGGAATGCACCAGCAACGGCGACGCGGACTGCGCCTGCGCCCATTGCAAGGCGACCCACAATTAGATCCAAGTTATCCACACTTTAATGTGGCTCTGACTATATCTTCACCCCTTTGGGTGCCGGACGCTATTGGTGTATTACGAGACAAGCGTGTCTCACCACCTAGTCGATGCACTTTCCTCTCACGCTTGAGAGGCTTAGCTCAGGATTGCCATAGCTTACGCCTTAGGTTTCCCTGAGTTCATCCGGTGTTTATCCAACGATTACTCGCTGAAGGGGCAATCACTTACCCTGATACATGATGGAGACATCTCCACCAGAAGTTTGCACAGAAGGACCAATTGCCTCAACGGCAGCCGCAGCATCACGGTGGAAGATCAATCCACAGGAGTTTGCGAAGTCGGTGGCATCACCGTAGTCATTCTTCTCGTTGGTGTCATCGGTATCTTCGATGTCAGTACCAGTCTCTACACCATACTTTCCGAGGAAAGGAATGTTGTTAGACTTCTGGATCTTGATACCAGCAATTTCAAACAGGCCATCGCCAGAGTTCAGATTGCCCTGTGTGTTTCCAATGTCCCTGTTAAGGATATTTGTGTCCACAGAGGAAATCAAACTGTAATATTGACGCGGGCTAAGTACAGCTACGCGGCCTTCACGGGGGGCTGAACGCTCATCGAGCAGCGCAGCCGCCTCGAAGAAACCATCAACTAAGGCCTGTGCATCGTACTCGTTATCTGCACCCAATGCGACGGTAAAACCGCCTGGCTCGTCATCTACAGCAGCAGAAGCTTCAGCGGCTTGATCGAGAACGCGGAAGATACGACGGTCATAATGTTCGGCCAAACTTTGCCCGATTTGACGAGCAATTGGGCCTCTAATATCGTAGTGTGCAAGTACACTATCGAGTTCATATACGAAGGCCTGACTGACCAACAGCTGGTCTACGGTAATAGTAGTTTCTGCTTGCTTAGGAGCATCGTTGCTATTACCCAGCAGTGGGGTGCCAGGTGTATGGAAAGACGCCGACATAGCGCCAGTATGGATGAATTGAGCCTCTTTGCCGTTAGTAAGTGTACGGTTCAGAACAAGAGGCTTAGCGATAAGGCTATTACGGAAAGATTCATACACCTCTCCAGTAAACAACTTCAAAAGCAGTGCGCGTGTATCGCTACCGCCATTCAACGAGCCTGGGCTCGTCAGATTCATGTCACTCATGATTATTTAAAAGTTAAAAAGTTGAATATGCGCTTTGAAGATCTTCAATTAAAAAAGTATTCAGTTGTCGAGTAATTACACCGACTGGGGTATCTCTTTCAAGGCCCAGATATATCGGGCTGGTTTTTTACAAGGTCCGAAGCTTCCTTAATACGGTGGGAGGG